CGTTCCACTTCTGATCTCACAATTCCACCTCGTGCTAATTTCGCGCGATCCTCGTCCGACACCGGAGTGCGACCGAATGCCTGCCGTATCGATGCCCGTCTCTCGTCCGTCATTGGAGGACGTGGGTTAAGTCTCATGTACTCGTCTCTCGCTACTCTATCTTGTGCTTCCTTTATCGGATCGTAGAACGTGTCGCCTGTTGGTGGCTGTGGTATCCCACCGGGTCCGTTAGGTACCCACTCCAGTGCACCACCGGAATACTGCAGGATTCGACCACCTTCTCCACCCTCCTCACGCGACTGCTCATCCAGCGTATCTTCAGCGCGCTTCTTGCCCTGTGTCCTGACGAGTAGATGCATGTACGTATCTGCCATCCTAGGATCTACTCGTCCCCTACGACGCACGTTCGAGATTTCCATGTCAGACAAGGCTCCCCGTAAGGCCTGCATCGACCTGGACTGTGAAGGAGCCCCCATTATCACTTGTCCAGAAGGTGTGACGAACGATTGCGCTGCCCTCAAAGCACCTCCCCCACCAGGATCGAGGACTAAAGACTCAGGCTCACGCCCCAGGTAATCGGCAAGCAATTGCCTCGTTCGCGCAGGATCGCGAACGCCAGCCGCTTGAGCTGCGCCTCCTTGCTGAAACCTAGGCTCTACAACTGACCTAAAAGAGGTCGATCTCATCTCAGTCCTGCTTGTGCGTCAACGTCAGGTTATGACCTCCAGCCACACCGATGCCTCGACCGGGATCCGGATAAAGACTTCGTGCCCAGTCGATTATTTTTCTACCAGCTCCCACGATGCCTCGACCTGCTGCCGCTGCTAGTCCACCGAATTGGTAACCGTCTGCATCGACGTAGCCTCCGTCTGCATAGCCGGTGACGTCTTCGTACTCGCCATCTATATATCCACCTCTTGCGTAACGAGGCCTGTCGATGTAGCCGCCCCTTGCGTCTCCTTGCAGACCTCGGTACACACCGTAGCCACCGACAATCTGCGACAGACCTGACGGCTGATAGATAGAAGCCGGTCCTACCTCCGTTGTTGTTGAAACTCGACCTGGATCTGGCATGCCTCGGATGACGTCTGACATGAATCCGACCCGTTCCATTGGCAGGTCCCGTTGCTCCAGGAAATCTGCGTAGGCGAGATCCATACTTCTCTGATCCATCCCTTGCGTCTGTATACCAATCGACTCCAGCGCAGCGGCATCAGTGAGACCTGCTTGTTGTGCGAACTCACCTAGTCGGCCCGCTGTTGTGGCTCCGGCGAACTGCGAAGCTGCAGTTGCTTCTTCGAGGGCACCTCGTGTGGTTGCCAGTCGTCCGTAGCGTCCGCGCTCTGCTTCGTACCGTGTACCCGCGTCAGCATAGGCTCCCGAAAGAGCTGCCAGCTGTTGTCCCTGCAGACCTTCAGCGATCTCTCTTACACCACGTGTACCGATGTCTTGCATCGAACCAAAGCCACCACGAGATCCGAACTGACCCGCTCCAGTGAATGCACCTTGCAACGCTGGTATGAATCGCTCCGTAAGTTGACGACCGGACTCCTCTGCTTGACGAGCCAGCACGTTCTGGATGTACGGATCCATGTACTGTTGAGCGACGCCGGGATCGGTGAAACTTCCTGTTGCCTGTTGGAGGTAAGGGTCAGCTGACTGTGCGATGTTGGCAGCAGCTCGCAGTCCTCCGCCAACGGCTCCAGCACCTGCTTCGAGGAAGGGCTGGTACGCGCCGACGTTCTCCTCGACCATACCGAACGCAGCTTCCTGCTCCGGCGAAAAGCCAGCGATCCTCGGTCCACCGTATGGGATGTAGGGCTCAGCTGCCGCTGCGTTGGCTCGTGCAATCAGCCCCTGCGTGTAGTCGGACATCCACTTCGGAACGCCCTCCACAGTTTGCCCATAGGTTGTGACCGCTTGCGGAGGCTTGCCCTCAAATAGAAAGTCTAAGTTAGTTGGCATTACGCTCTCCCTGCTTCAGTCGCCGCTCGACGGAGGCTGGCAATGCCTCCACCTGCCATGTACTGGTGTGGTTTCTTTGCCTTGTGGCTGAAGCCACCCTTCATCAGATTCTTGGCTTTGTGCTTGCGGAGATTGCTACGCATCTCGTCGAGCCGTCGAGCCCCAGCATCCCCGGAACCGTCACCCAGGAGTGCCACCGATTCTGCGTCCATGACGTACTCACCGTCGCTCAGGCGGGCTGGGATGTCGTCTGACCTGCCAGTGCCCGCCCCTTTAACATAACGCCCTGACGCGGCCACTGAGGGGGCTGCACGTGGAACATCAGCATTCTGCGACCAATAGTCAAACTCCCCTCCACGTTGGTAGCCTCCACGGGCTCGGGGCAGGCCTTGCCCCAGCTGCTGTTGCGGTGGGAGCCAGTCGCCCGTGTTGGGATCCTGCCGGTAGCCTGCGCCCTGCAGCTGCACTCCTCCGGTCTCACCCATGGCGGCTGGAACGACCTGACCTGAAGCGATCAGCTGGGCAAGATCTCCAAGCCCTAGACCACCCGTTGGTCCGACTGTTGGAGTACCAACCTCTCCGGCGAAAGGCTCCGGGGTCATGAACAGATGCTGTCCAGACTGGGAGGCACCTGCCTGTCCGTATGTGTAGTACGCATTGGGATCCAGGCCTTGGAATTGTCGGTTCATCTCGTAGATCGGCAGCGACTCCGTCATCCACGGTGGCATTTCAGGTGGCACAGCTTCTTCGTACGCGCTTTGTGAGCCCAGCATCATCATCGCCGGGAGTGCGTACTGCATCAAATCTGTACCTCCTTCTGCGGGCGGAGTGACGTCAGGCACAGGCGCGGGAGTAACGGACGGAGCTGCAGCCACTCCCGTCTCTGAAAGAACAGCCGAGGGTACGTTGCCTCTTCCCCCTCCAGGCCCGTAAGGGTCTACTCCTGGAGCAGGTGGCCCAACAAAGGCCTGCTCAGCACCACCCATCCGTGGAGGAATTGTCGCTAGATCAATCTCAGTCAAGCTCCGTTGAGGAACTCGCTCAGCCAGAATGCCACCACCTGTCGGGTCCTGAACGCCAAATGTTCTCTGCCCCATCTCAGTGAGGCTTTCCATCGACGGTCGCATCATCTCGCCGAGACCTCCGGCAAGTGCACCTTCCATGAATTCGCCGCCGGTCAATGAAGATGCCGTGCCTCCCGCCAAGCTCGATCCAATGATGGCTGCAGTACTGTCAGAGAGACCCGGTGCAACCTTCTGGATCGCACCACCTGCAACCTCACCGAGACCTCCCGTGATCGCACCGGAGAGTGCGCCTTCCAGGAAGTCACCACCTCCTGCTGCACTCAGTCCGCCCTGCACGAGGGCATTACCGATTACGCTCGCCGCAGCACCAGAGGCTCCCAGTGCGCTACCAATGGCAGTACCTAGACCAGGAACAAAGATCGATAGTGCGATGGGGGCAACGATCTGGAAAATATCTGACTTAACAATCTTCTTCACAGTCTTCTTAATTTTTTTCCACACTTTGCTAAGGAATCCGTACTCACCAATGCCGGTCTCCGGATTGATCTCAGCCTTACCCCACATGGCTTCAATGACTTCGTACTCTTCAGGGCTCACGTGCAGCATCATGGAGTCATCACCACGTCCTGCTCGTCGAGTTGTCTCTGCTGCTTGTCGGACAGCTCCGCCTTTGGCGCGACGAACAGGTCCGCCGAGTTTGTAGAGACGAATCTTCTTCGCATCCTTCTTCGACGCGCCTGCACCTTTCATCAGATCTTCCGCTGCAACGGTGTAGAGAAGCTCCATGCCACCCGGCATCCCTTCGACTTCTGCTACAGCTTCTAACAGTTTTGGATCGGCACCTTGCTGTGCAAGCATCTGTCCCAGGCCACCTTGAGGCTTGAGATCAGACATGATCGCCCTCTCTCGAGGATTCGGTGCGGTGTGTACGTCTCGTCTTTTCGCCATGGTCCTATCCCGTAAAAGATTGTGTTTCGAAGAACCGTTCAGCCCACTCTTTCCAAGTGTCGAACATTGCGGGGTCCGGTGAATCTTGCCCTAACTCATCCTGTGAACCAACGATACACAGAGCCCAATCCTGCCACGTATCGCCTACCTCTGGCATGTAAATCAGAAAATTGGGCACAGCCTCCTGAATCAAGAAGGACATCTGATCAGCCCAGCCCTTGAAGTCGTCATCGCGGAAACCTTGCGGATGGATGATCATGATTCCACCCTTCCGTCTGCAGGTTCGATGTGCGCGTACGTTTTGCCCAGCTCGTAGTTACCTCCGCCCACGTTCGATTCAAACTTGAAGCTCATCAGTCTCTTGATCTCTTTGAACTTCACGGTCTCTTCGTCGGGCGTAGCGGGCGTCGCGAAGATTGTTTCTGTTGCTCCATCGACGACGGTGGCCTTGGCGTTCGCACGACCACGTACCGTCAAGGTCATGTCGCCCGTCTGTACAAGGTCGGGTTCAACTCTAGCAACGCTTAAAGATTTCTCTGACATGTTCTGGTCGAGTAATGCGAACTCGTGCGTCTCGAAGAACGATTGAATCGCACTGATTGATGAAGTACGGACCTTGTCAACACCACTCTCGTGCTGCCAAAGCGTGCGACCGTTTGGCATTACATCGTTGTCTACCATGAAGGGACGTTGGTACACGTCAGCGTAAATTCCTGCAGTGCGTCCTTGATCAGTGCCATCATTGTCAGGCAATGCTGTGTCGTACCACGTGTTCTCACGCACATTGAAAATCACAGCGTGAGTGCACTCAGTTGCAGAGCCACGTGGGTAACACCACCACAATTCACTGTAGCGAGGAATCTTAAAGCCGAAACACTTGTTGCGAGCATTGAAGTTAATGTTGTCGAAGAAAAAGTTCTGGTTCATGTTGTTGGGCAACTCACGCACAACACCGTTGAACAGCAGGAAGCGATCAACACCGGGCCAATAGTAAATGCCATCCATCTCGATGACGCCCTGCGAACTCATGATCGTGATGCCTCGAGCAATGACGTCGAAGGCGAAGTTAAGACCGTCTCCCGGAACGAACGTTGCTCGGATGAGAGAATCAAGTGACCAAAATAAAACCGCAGGACCGTTGCCAGCACCTCGAAGAGGCATGCCTTTGACGATCTTCTGCGTACCCAGATTAAACTCGATAGGCTGACCACCCACGTTGTTGACCAGTGACTGCTTTATGAGTCCCCGACTGCCGTACGCGAACAGATAAACACCGCTGACTACGATGCCTCCGCTGACAGGTCCAAACGTTCCGGTGTTCCATCCAGTAGTCGGATCGGTATTCAACCCCGTCGTGCTGAGGACAGCAGTGGCATCAATCGTATCGATGTAAATGTCGCCACCAATTGAATTATCAATGTTGCCTGCGTTAGGTGCGGCATGTGCAACCAAAAGATGGTTACCTGTGCCTCCCGTGTCAGCAAAGATGTCGAACTGCCACAGATTGGTGGGGTCGGTGATAAAGCCTACAGGTGTACGATCAGTGAAAGTGCCCAGCGTGCCGTTCGAGACTTGGTACTGCCCAATGGTGTTGGGGTGTCCCAGGTGCAGGTACTGAATATTGTCTGAGGAAAAGGAATGCATGCCACGCGTAATTTCAGGTACGGTGTCGGTGACCTGTTGGTAGCCTGCCATCTTCTTAGGAAAGCCACGCTGAAATCTGCACCACCGTCCATCGATGTAGTGCTCGTTATCGAAACGAGTACTGTCCCGTTTGATACCGGGAGCAGATGCTAAGCGTGCAGGTTGTCTAGCCATCTTTAAACGTTATGCTTGCACGGCGTTCAGCGTAGCGATGAAGTACCAGTCGGCGTTCACGTCAACGTCGGGGGTTCTCTGGATACGAATACTTATCGTGTCCGCTGTTGGGGCGAAGTACTCTGCCCTAGCCTCGTCAGCCGTGACTATAAAGCTGAGATCATTAACATCATCCAGATCAAGACTATGAGTGATTGTGTAAACTCCTGTGGCGTCGAGGACAACAGACCACCCTGCTGGGAGGACTTCCGCTGCTACCACGGAGTCAACGAAACCGGCGAACACCGTGCCTAATGCTCCCGTCGTATTAAGTTCGGTTCCTACAATCTCCAGACCACTACCAAGTGTCAGGAATCCCGCAGCCGAAGTAGTATCATCGAAGAAGTAAATTCTATCGGCAGCTGGATCCGCGAGGTCTTCGAGACCAAGCATATCGACATCCAGGTCGGTCAGCGTGATCGTCAGACCGTCTCCAGCAGTGAGGAAGCCAGCTGCAGAACCAGAATTATCGAAGAAGTAAATCCTATCGGCACCCGGATCGGCTAGAGCTTCCAACCCAAGCATGTCAACGTCCAGTTGAAGCAGCGTGATCGCCAGACCGGTTCCAACGACGAGGAAGTCGGCGAAGGAAGAAGAATCATCAAAGAAGTAAATCCTATCGGCAGCTGGATCTGTCAGATCCTGCAGACCAAGCATGTCTACGTTGATCGTTCTGTCTGCGGTGAGGTCTCCGAGTCCCGTCGCATCGATGCCGGTCCCAGCAAGGAGATCTACAGCGGCGTGATCGACATTAAGAGTGCTGGCTATCTCAAGCTGCACATCATCGGCGTTGACGGTGATGCCTGTTCCAGCACCGACGTCGAACGTTCGATCTCCTGTAAGATCTCCACCTCCTACCAATCCCAAGCCTGCTATCAGGTCTAGTGAAGTGGGGGGAACACCCAAATTTGTTCGCGCGTCTGCTGCGGTCGTCGCTCCCGTTCCGCCTTGTCCGATTACAACTGGAAGAGTGATACTAACTTCCGATACTGCGTTGATTACATCTGTGCCATCACAAAAGAAAATTGCAGCCTCGTTTTGACCTACGTTCGGAGGAGCCCCCTGCGCAAATGTCGAAACCCTCAGAGTGAAAGCACCTGTCGTTTGGTTATCACACCAGTACTGCTGGATGGTATTGGGCACAACGATACGTCGGTTGCCCGTGAGTGTGCCCGTAAAACGATACGCGATGCGATCTAAGTTCGCGCCAGAAAGTACAAAGTCTCCCGACCCAGGAACGGGTAGCGAGACGAAGTCGAACGCAATGGTCGAAGAGACAGTGAGTCCAATGGTGAACCAGTTCGACCCATCTGTGAAGACGAACGTACTACCATTCGGATCCAAGCTGATGTCTGCAGAACCATCAATGGTGCCTGACGCTGGTACGATAGTTAACGTCCCAGAACCGGAATTACGCAGCATAAAGAACCAGTCGTTACCGACCGCAGCTGCAGCGGGCAAATCAGCTTGTCCAAGACCTCCGGTATAGATCAAACACTTCGCTCGATCACCATCGACAACAGTAATCGGCGTCAAGGCCTCGATGTCGGAGTCGATCTTTCGATTAAGCAGCATACCGATAGCTTTGAGGCCTGCACCTGCCAATGCAGAGGCACTTGCTACGGACACCGAAGCACCCATTTGGAACGTACGCCACAAACCGGCAGCAGTCGTGTTGTCTCGAAGAACGAGGACCCACGCTTCGCCTGGAGCAACTGATTGAATCGTGCCTCCTGTGCTGTCACGCACGGTGAACGTATTGGCACCTACGTTGTTGACAGTCGCCTTGTTACCAGTGCCCGTCACCAGGGCAGATGGCATATCAATGTTGAGACTACCTACCGAAGTACTGATATCGAGGAAGTCTGCAACAACGCTGTCACCTGTGATCTGTTGCTCAGTCGGCCACTGCAGGGTGACATCTACCCCCGTACTAATCGAAAGATAGCTGAGCTGTGACGGAAAAATTAGTTCGCCACCAAAGACATTGGTATAGCCCATCAGACAGCCTCCCTCGTAACGTTCCTATCAATGATGCGTCTCATATCTTGTGCCTCTAGGATCGCTACGTCCCGGTCGTAAATCTGTTGCCAGATTGGAATGCGCTCATCGTCTTTCAAGAAGGGAGTCGCCTGCAGAAGCGCACCATGAAGCAGGGCATTCGGGGCAAAGTCCGTTGTCCAGTTCGTTTGGTTTGTCGCATCTAACAACGCAGGCAACTCCCAATAATTGACCTCGAACGGATAAGCAAAATCTGCCGACGGCACAATCAACCAGTTGAAGTAATCGTAATCTCCATAGAATTTTGGCTGATCCGTCAGGTCTTCATCAGGCCAGTAACGTCGCATGTACTCGTACGACCGTGCAAATAACGGAGTCCTGATCTGCGTTGCGCCCACGCCGAAGTTAATCGAGATTGTGTCTCGCCAGCGATTGGGCTTCGGTATCACAGACTGTCCGATGCCTAACGTATCGGTCACGACTGCCACAAATCCCAGGAGCTTCAGAGAGTTCGCCAGTTGTCGTTCAGCCAGATTGATCAAGCTGGGCAGCTGGTTAAACACCGTAGGATCCACAGACGTGCCTCGCTCCATATAGACCCGGAGGTCTGCAAGCAACGAATTAAATGTCATCGAGACAGCCATGCGATACTCCTAACTACACGTGCCTTCAGCTATCGTGGTCGTACCACTCCCAACCGCACGACAGTCACCGTGAGTAGCAGCATCAGGACTCTCTCCGACCGGACACACCACCAGCGTGTTGGTAGCACCACACTCGAAGAAATCTTGATCCGCTGCAGGTGCACAAGCGATTAGCAGGAAGACCGTTCCCACTGTGAATAGCATTTTCATGAGTCACTCCTCACCCGGCTGGGGGTGGCTCTTCCTCTTCGGTCGGATCAGATTCAGACGCAGAAATCGGGTCTTCCTCGCCAACTTCGGGCTCTGGTTCGGAGGAGGTTGGTACTTCGTCGTCCACTTCTTCTTCTTCACCAAGTAACTCCTCCTTCGCAGCCTGAAGACGCGCATGCGCATCGTCAGAACGTCCCCGCATGATGTCCCATTCCGCTGAACTGGGTCCTCTACCTTGAGCTGCCATAGACTCGATAACCTCAGTAAATTTCTTGAGGTCATCTACTCCGTCGGCACCCTGTCCAATCAGGACACCGAGAATACCGAGAAGCTCAGAGGCCTCGTCAAATCGCACGCTACTGCCACCACCTAAAGCGGGATTGTTGATCACTGTACGAATGCCGTTAACTGCAAGTATGATTAGTGAGAGGGGGTCCATTATTCAGCTCCTTGTAAAGTTCTTATTAATTCGTTGACCATAGGGGCGAGTCGAGTTACCCAGTCGTCCAGCGAGTTTGCTGCAACGACCAGACGATCTTGACTCGTATTCCCAGCGTTGAACTCAGCTTTCACGACAAGGAATTCTACGTATGCATCGAGCAAGTTGTCAGCTACCGGCTTCGCTCGATCTTCTGCCGCTATAATGCGCAGTCGCACATCGCTGGGAATACTTTCCTCCCCCACAAGGTCCACTGCCTTCTCCTGGAAGATGACAAATGTACCGTAAGCAGCGTACGCACGTTGCTCACTTGTCTCTGCTGCTGCAAGGGGATTGGTCGATGCACATCCTTGCAGCCCTACCAACAACAGCAGTACAAAAAACGAGAGATATCTGTCGTAGAGTAGCTGTCTCATATCGAACCTCCTCCGTCACCAGTACCGGTTACCTTATTAATTAGACGGCGAGTACTGATTGATTGAAAATCCTTGAGGAAGCTGATCAACGCGCCGACAGAAAGAACGATCCAGGCTATCTGCCCGATGTCTCCTACCGACTCGACCCCCGGTACCTGCAACAGTGCCAGCATACCCGTCAGAAACAGGATCAATGAAGCCACCAGTGCTCCGAGTATCGTATTGAGCTTATCCATGTGCTTTCCTCCAATTCTCAATGTACTCTTGCGTCGTTCCGCTTCCGAGTTCGGTGTTGTAGTACGTCTTCCAATACTGAGCATGCCCTGACAGATCACCTGCCTGAGGCAACGGATTGCTAACTCGTCGGTAATGGACACGACACATTGCAACTGAATACTTCAGGTTCCCGATCAACTCTCGTGCGTCCGGACCTCCAATTTCGAGTACCGCATCCGATAGCACGTCGCGGTACCGTAGAAAATTATCCCAGATGTCATCGTGGGTATCAGGTTCCATCTGACATACACCCAACGCAGGACCGTTGCCCAGTTGTTTGATGTATGTCAGATGGGACTCCTGGAGTGCAGTCCCAATCACCAGCTCGACCGCTGAAGTTGACATCAACCCCAGATCCTCGAGCGTTGGCTCGACGATGTAGTCTCTAAACTGGTCAAGATCAATCATTCAGGTTTCAATTCCTCTCGGGCGTCACTCAACGCCTCAAGTTCTATGTCCAGCTCCGTTAAGTATTCTGCATCGTCTGCAGTCCAATCATCAGCTGGAGGATTGTCTCGTACAAACTCCAATGCCGTAATCTGTTTACGCAAATAATTAATGTCTCGCGTCAGTAACACAGAGAACGCAGACCTGATAGGCCGCGACTGCTCCTGTGCAATCTGTTTGAAGTCTTCTGCCAACGACTCCGAGATTAGCGGCTTGCCGAAGAACCACAAAGTGGGGAGCACGACCGCGAGAGATGCAATCGTGCTAAAGAGAGTACTTACTGAAATTTCTCTCGCGGCCATGTCGTTTACTCCTGTGCCTATCGTTAAGCTGAGGCTGCAGGTTTTTTGTCGTCGCTGTTACCATCTTTTTTCGGTGGTTGCTGGTCTCCTTTCGGAGGATCAGCATCGGGAGTGGAACCTGCCTTTTTCTCAGGTACCGCTACAGGGGCTGGCCCCAGCACAACTTCACCGCTTGCGATTGCCTGCAACATTCCTTCGAGGATGCCCAGTGCACCAGACTTTGCCACTGATAGCGGCACCGGTAGATCATCGACAGCCAACAGTTTTACACCTGCGGCTGCTGCCATCTGAACTTGAACTGCTGTTACTTCTTGCTTTGCCATTTTTAATTTTCCTTTAAGTAGTAGTTACACAAAAGCGATCACGTGATCGGTGCCCGCATCATCGGTAAACATGAGTACATTGGGGGTATCATCGCGCACCCATAGCTGACCATGGTTAGCAACCTCCGGATTGGCTGCTGCCAGTTCCTCGATGTAAAGAGTCGCGCCATTTCTGATCGCTACGACCTCGTTAGCAAAGTCGAGGAACATTTTCTCATTGCCAACGTGTCCTCCGAATCTAATTAAGCCAACCCGCTCAAACTCTATGAATATTTCCCCGAAGTCGTCCTCCCAAAATAAGAGTTCGGCAGCGGTAGCCGCAGTGTGATCGTCTACCAACCTCCAAGAAGTCTCACCACCGGAGTTGAAGCTACGCCAGATATCGTGGAAGGTTGTATTGCCATTGATGCTCTGGATTTTAAGCGCGATTGCTCCCTCTTGAATTCTTGAAACTTCAATCGCTCCGTCGAAAGCGCTAGCATCACGGGCATCAATTTGTAGCGAATCCTGAGTTCCATCCCACTTGAGATGAGGATCTGCACCGAACGCACCTGAGTTATTGAACTGAATCTCTTCATCATTGCCAGCCGGGGTGCCACCACCTCCACCGGGAATAGTGATTGTCTTAGTACCACCGACTCCTGTTGCTGTAACACCTGCTCCGACAAAATCCAACGTGTCAGCTATGGTGGCAAGCGGAGTACCTTCATCTTCGACGGTTACACCACCCCCACCTACCGGAGGCACCGAGTAGTTTCCAGTTTCGTCGAGGAAGTTGGTCGAAACACCCGTAGCATCGAGCGTCACTCCATTGACGCTTACGCCAGTGATGGCTGCGTCGAGATTAACGATAGGGTTGATCGGGTCGGTGTTGTCTATGGTGATGTTGACGCCGGAGTTAACGGATATGACTCCGCCTCCAACACCGAGGTCGTCAGCTGAAATCTTGCGGCTGACATCTAAGCCCGCCTCGGTTATCTGCACCTCGAAGAACGAATTCGGGAGATCGAGAGGCAACATGACTGGAGGCAAATCTGAAATTTTGATGTTAGGCATTAGTCGTCCTCTATCTCATTCTGGTTCACGGTTGCATCCTCAAGCACACGTAATCTCCCATCTTCTGTTTCACGCGGGCTCGAGCCAGGAGCTTCTCGAATGCCTCCCAAGAAGTTGTCGTTCGGGTTCGGTCCCCCTGCCGTCAGATCCTCATCCGGTCGATAGAATGGCAACGTAATTCGATCTGCCTGACGTGGAGCCAGACGATAGGGATCGTAATCGTCGAGATCATCAATGCACACCTTCAGACCGGGACTGTTCGGATCCGAAAACAAATCCTCCAGGAAAAACTTGCAACTACATCGAGCACAGATCCCAATGCCGTAAGTTGATCTCCCAGTCGGGTCTAAAAAGATAGGCATGACTACCTCGTGTATGGTGCGATGTTGGGACGCAAGTACACTTCAGACTCATCAGTCTCTCCGGTCCATGCGTCGTCTATATAAGTTTTTGCATCGAGGTCCAAGCGAGGAATGATGACCTCGTCCACCTCTTTAATTTCTCTGCCCAGCTGTGCTGCCAGATTGCACACGATGGCAAGGTACCAGCGATCCGGAACTTCCAGCTCGTCCGTCATCGCACCTACGTCTTGCATCTGACGTTGCACGAAGCCTGTAATCTGCCCGAACGTGAACTCTGCTCCAGGGCTGGGCCAAAGCTCGATCTCCGGTTGCGTGCGTGTTTTGTCATACCAGAACTGCGTCGGTCTGCCAGTGCTCACTTTGTCGGGGAGGTTTGCGTAATCGTTCCGATTGAGCTTGTACATCGGAATCTCGTTAGGTGTGTGCTGAAACTCCAACTCAATTACATTAAGCACCGTAGTACCTGTCGCTCGCAGCCGATACGAAGTGAACTCTATGACACCTGTCGCGAACGGTCCTTGGACGTCAACCCAGAGCCACTGATTTGCAACCACTGCTTGAGCTGTCCGGGTAAGAAGAACCACCGTCTCCGCCACGAAGTTATCGTTCGATCCCTCGATCACGTAGTCCCAGGACTCAGTTACGTTGGGCAAGATGCCGAAAGTGGACACATAAGTAGCGCTCGGTATTAGCAGAGTGATCGAACCTGCCATCGACACTTGAATGCACGCAGTGGTCAGATCCCTATCGAATGCGTTGTCTGCAACACCCTCCGACGCAGTCGCTGTCCCTCCAAGCACTTGCTGGTTACGCAAATTGATGGTGTACGTGTCCACGGTACCGAGAGGACAAGGCACCGTCACCTGACGCTCGTAGATCGGCAGCAAGATCGGAATGACGTTCCACAACTTGATGCCTCTATTTACGAGCGTCTGGGTGTACAGCCATAGCAGGTCGAGAGCAATCGTAATGTGCTCGCCCGTGATCTCCTGCTCGACCATTTTGCAGCGACGAAACGCATGATCAATGATCTGCTGATTCAAGAAGATCGTGCTACCGACTGTTCCTGACGTAGCCATTTAACTGCCTCTTGCGTATCTCGCGAGTCCACCTCTGGCCTTCACACCCTTGGGCATCCCTTTTCCTGCAGCTACCCGACGCGCAGCCGCACGATCTTCCTTAGATATCTTTCCGCTAATTCCCTTCAACGCACGTCGCATGTCCGCTGCTATTACTTTATGCAGCCGCCGCACGCTGTGGACACCACCACCTTTGTTGTACCCAGGTTTCAGTCGCTTGGTGCCGCCAGCTTCGATCTCTTGCTGATTGCGACCCTTGCGTGCGGGCTGAACACCCGTGTCCATGGTGGCCTGCTTGCCCTTCGTCATCTTGAACTCGCCGGAGGTGTCACTCTCTTTCACCTGACCACCATAGGCGTAACCCATCTTCGCGCCTTCATGCCGGAGCCTGTCGTGCACGGAGCCACCATGGGCTCTAGGTGTCGTGATCTTCACGTCATCGACTTGGATCTCACGCTCCGGTCCCATGTAGCCGCCCATCTGCTTCTTCACCGGGCCACCGTGCCTCTTGACGTTCTTCGGCATCGCCGACCTTGCACCCGCAGGTCCAGACTTCAGCGTCGGGTACTTGTCACCGGGCTTGCCGAATTTGCCACCTTCAGCCATCTTCCTCACACGTCCACCACGTTGGTAACCCTTAACTTGGTGTACGCCCGCTGAAGAAGCGGAACCGGTGAAGCCTTGCTCCGCTGGGAATGTGAATTCCTTCACATATGTCAGTCCAACGTTCTTAGTCATGATCGTCTCCTATGGTCTATTCGGATTGCCGGGGTGAGTATCAATCAGCTTTTGTGTTTCAATCACCGACCGGTTTAAGTTCGCCTTCCGTTTTTGCAATTCACCGAATTCCCTTCGGTCTCTCGCCGCTTGGGCTCCCACGATGACAGGCTTGATAGCCTCCGCCGTGTGAAGCATCTCTACGAATTCTTCGGGGGTCTCGATCAGTTTTCCAATACCGTTCGGCGGAGGCCTCTCCGCTTCCGTGTTGAGGAATGACATGACGTTTTCCCACTCTGCATCTGTGTAACTCATATCTATTGAGCGTCAATGTTCGCTTTAAGTGCTGCCCTTAACTGGTCAGCGGTGCGATCAGGGAGTGCGTGAAAAGCACGAAGGATGTTGAATTCGCCGGGGAGCATATCAACCAAAGCTCTCACGACCCGCTCAACATCAACCTGAGTTTTCGCAGCCTCCTTTTCGGCAGTTTCCCTAGCCGCAGCAATATCGTCATCAATCGTTGTTTGTTCACCCGCTGTCGCAAGACGGATAGTGTCGCTAGCCGGTGGGTCAATAATCCAATACCTTGACGGTTGATTTGCAACCGCTGAAAGATCAGGATTGATAATCCAATCAGCTACGTCAAAATCGGGTGTGTGCACTGACGGAAGAAACCGACCATCGGTTCTATTAAATACACTTGCCATGTTCGTTCCTTATTTGAAGCCGAAGCCAGTTCCCACAAAATAGCTAGATACCGGGGAGCCGAATGAGGAAGCCATAGCAACATTATTCGGTCCTACATCAAGGGGGTTTTTGGTGGTTACGACTACTCCCTGCCTTCTATCATTGCCGGTCATTCGGAATAACAAACCTTCGACAATGCCATCATTCCCCATAGAGTTGAAGATCGTTAGCCATTCTGCGGCAGTTAAAATTCTGTCGTAAACCCGAACATCTTCGATGTGCACATCGCATACGTCAGCACCAGAACCAGAACCATCACCGTTATTGCCAATACCAAGGTCCTGAGTCGGCACGTGAATAGTTCCGGTTTGATCAGATTCAGCATCCAGCACTCCATTCAAGTAAACTCGAAGATCAACACCGTCCCAATCCATCCCCACGTGATTAAATACATTCGTACCGATTGTGACGCTGCTATTCGTGGTGAATATGTCAGTACCATTCTTCGAGATACTGGCAAAATACTCCAACGGACTAGCAGTTGTCCCAAGAACCCAAGAACGCTCACCGGCAGCACCCCAGAGGTTGATGATGTGCCCTGCTGTACTAGGATTTCCACCCCCCGTATAGAAACGCAGCCACCCCATCGCAGACATCGGCTGAATAGCAAAGACATTCCCCGCATCGTCATACGCGATGCCGTTGCTTCTGCTCTTGCGGCTTTCTATTGCCACTACGAGAAGCTCACCAGAAGACTAAATACGTTCCAATCACCCACTAAGTCATCATTCGCATGACCGGGTTCCCTAGCAAATTGCATCTGCACGTATTCACCAGCCGTTAGACTCAAGGTAGAGTATGTAATCGTCTGCGAATCGTACTGGAAAAACTCGTTTGTCGGAATATCTGTATCGTCCAAAGTAAGTGATGTCCAGGGATTACCGGGAACCGCTGCATTGTCCGGAATATCGTGTATCCGGAGTAAGGGCTTAGCAACTGCGGGTGAGCCAGGGGCTGTTTCAGCCCGACTGACCCACTGTAGTGTGAGTTGTGTGCTTCCTAAAGGCAGCTTAAATTGCAGGCCTACCGCTTCTGTAGTTGTATCATCGAACGCCCTGACAGTGAGGGCATTGTCATTAGAGTCTACGACCGCTGGAGCCAGAACAGTGATGTCCCAATCCGTATTATTCGGATTGGAGAAGTCAGTGGCGATGAAAAGGAACTCAGGGAAGACTGCCGGGATAGCTTCTAATCCAATCTCTCCACTGGCATCGTCGTAGGTCAGTACAAAGTTGTCCTGTCCTGCTCCTACAGTTTGGTCACTGTCAAACACGAAGTTGACCATAGTGAACTGAGCAGCTTCTACCCTAGCACCCTCAACGCCACCAGCAATTAGAGACAGCGTGTCAGCTACTGCCCAACCGATACCCGTATCCGCGTCACTCTTGTTAGGAAGAAGCGTTGGGTTCGTGGCTGTAGCGGCCTCGTTTAGCACTCTCGGCCCGGTGGCGTTCTGCGCTGACATGCCAGCAGTGCTCATAGAGAACGCTTGTGCGCCACCCATGATGAAGGACAAGGTGTCAGATGCTGCCCAACCGATACCCGTGTCGAGTTCAACCCGGTTCGGGATTAGTGTGGGATTAACGCCGGTTGCGGCCTCGTCAACAATCGCGGGACCAGCCGCGTCGCTCGCAAGTAAACTCTCAGGCACAAACGAAAGGTTAGCGTCAAAGAAAGTAAGCAGTTGTGTGAACGTTGACTCTGACAACACCCCACCGTCATTGACGAGGATGGTGTCCGCTGCCTCAATCGCACCACTAGCCGGTTGATCCGTGATAGCGGTGACATCGAGAGCAAGAGCCGTGGCACCGGTAACCTGACCCGTATGCGTAGCGTTTGTGACTTTTGCGGTGTTGGCTGCAACGTCCGTTGCAATGTCGATGCCGTCAACGGTGCCGGAAAGAGTAATGTTACCGGTCACATCGAAAGCTGCACCGTCGTACGTGAGCCCCGTGGTACCTTCGATGGTACCGTCGCCTGTCCACACACCAACCTGGTTATCGACAGGCGTGCCAACTTTGCTTACGTCACCTGAGCCTGCGGGTGTCACCCATGTTCCGTCAGCACGTAAGAAATTAGATGAACCACCACCAGAGAGCGGCACAAGACCATCTAGTGCATCCGTAAAGTTCGGCAGAAATAAGTTGATCTGAGCGCCAGTGATCTCAGCTACGATGCCGCCAGCACCTGAGATGTTACCTAGAAGGACATCGTCAGCGACGACGTTCTGCATCTTGGCGTAAGTAACCGCATCATCTGCGATTGTCAGCGCAACTGATCCAGTCACATCACCCGTATGGGTCGCGTTCGTAACCTTAGCCGTGTTGGCTGCGACATCTGTCGCGATGTCGATGCCATCGACCGTGCCTGTAAGCGTGATGTTTCCGGTCACATCGAGATCCGCACCATCGTATGTGAGCCCGGTGGTGCCTTCTATCGTACCGTCACCCGTCCACACTCCAATCTCGTTATCAACCGGAGTACCGACTTTGTTTACGTCGCCTGTGCCAAACGAAAGATTGGCGTCGAAGAACGTGATCATCTGAGTGAACGTAGATTCAGACAGAACGCCTCCATCGTTAATCAGGATAGTGTCTGCTGCGTCAATCGCTCCACTAGCAGGCTGGTCTGTGATCGCACTAACATCAAGTGCAAGTGCTCCGGAGCCAGTTACCTGTCCCGTGTGCGTGGCATTCGTAACCTTGGCTGTATTTGCAGCGACCGAAGCATTATTCGATACTTCCGTATCAAAGTCTGACACCTGTGACGCTGTGATCGTGATGTTAGCGTCGAAGAACGCGAGCATCTGCGTAAACGTGGCTTCGGACAAGACCCCACCATCGTTAATCAGGATAGTGTCCGCAGCAATGATAACTCCGGAAGCAGGCTGATCTGTGATCGCTGAGATATCAAGTGCCAGTGCACCAGAACCGGTGACCTGACCGGTGTGCGTTGCGTTCGTAACCTTGGCTGTGTTCGCCGGTACGTCAGTCGCGATGTCTATGCCATCGACAGTGCCATCGAGCGTGATGTTGCCAACTATGTCGAGAGCTATGCCATCGTATGTGAGCCCGGTGGTACCTTCGATAGTGCCGTCACCAGTCCAGACGCCAACTTGATTATCGACTGGTGTGCCGACCTTCGATACGTCACCTCCGCTCGGAGATAGAGAAAGAAGCTGCGTAACCGTTAATTTCTTGTCTCGTGCATCTCCGCTCTGGCGCACACCAAGTAAATCAGTAAGTGCTGGAACTGTGACAGCAACGAGACCGGGAATGGTTGAGTCGGCCATTTGTTAACCCTCTAGCAATCTAAAGTCTGTGGTGGCGTTTTCAATGAGAAGCTTATCTCCGCCATCATCAATGAGAAGAACATCACCAGTTGGAACAGAACCAGTAACCGACGATGCGGTCACAAGAGCAGCAGTGACCGCCGAAGCGGTCACGCTGTCGGAAGTGGGTCCAGCCATTAGGTCAGACCGGCTTGGGCTATCCTCAGGATCGCTTCTCCGTCACCGGAGTTGGTTAGCAATCTACAGGCGGAAACGGGTGAGATAAATATTCCCTCACCATTTCCTGTTTGAGCGGTTAGATCAGGATGATCAACCCATGTCCACGATTCTGGTGCGTCGTTGAAGACGTCAGCGAACGTGAATTGAACAGTGACATTCACCGTCCCGCTTATGACCAGTCCTAGCGTCACATTGAACGGCGAGATGTACTGGTCGAGCGGAACAGGTTGGGAAGCTCCCACTCCATTCGTTCCAACCTCAACATCTGAAGCGAACGATGCATCAGCGGCGATCTGCGTCACAGTGCGGAAGCTTTGTACGGTCGCTACGGTGCTAGCGTTGATACCGGTAACCGTCTCACTGACCGGACTACCAGAATCATTCGTACCCGTGATCGTAAACACCACAGTCGCGATGTTGCCCGCCGACTCAAAGATTACTTGTCGTTGGGCACCTAGCTGAGCGACACCGTCACTATCGACCAGCACTCCATCGAGCGCCAGATCTCCCGGCGCTCCCAGTTGCTGGTCTTCAGCAATGCCATTCGGATCAGCCGCAGCAAGTTGCCGCGTTTGAACAATGGGTCTCATGGTTATGCCCTCTCTTGTGCCGCGAAGAGGTAGTCCAATGTCACCGTGGTTGTCGAAGAGTTACCCGTCACAGCACCTGCTGTTGGAGCCAGCAATCCGGCTGGAAGTGTAAGACCTGCCAGATCGAGGAAGCCAGTTGCTACTCCGTCTACACCGAAGTAGACACGGTCGATGCCATCCCAGTAGAACTCCAAGGTAATCTGAGTTGCAGCGACCAGCGTGGCGACGCCAGCCTCTCGCGCGATTTCCGATGAACCTGAACGGACAACCAAGTCCACCAGAGCAGCACCGTCAGTCTTCTCGAAGAAAATACCGTCTGCTGGAGTGATACTTGCTGCTGCATCGTTCAGACCAAAAATGCCATCAGCATCGATGACATCGTCCATCTCCAGCTTCACCCTGAAGTACACCCGTTGCGAAGCGACAATGGAATAACCCAATGACTCCGCTTGGATGATGGCGACGTTGGTATCTACTGCGCCCGTGACGATGTCAACAGCACCTCCCAAACTATCCGCAGGTGCTACGGACCCTGTTGCCGGAGCAGTGTAACCACCGGGAGCAGTGAAGAGATCGAAGTCATCCATAAAGCTATGGAACTTCGTCGGGTCAAGTTGACCCATCGAACCGAAAAGATCCGCAGCGTTGCGGTTGGTAATTCCGTTTTCGAAATTGGTGTTTTGAATATTAACTAAACCCATCTTGGTTTCTCCATTTCACGTCTGGAGAAGTTAGGGGGCCATTTCACGTCTGGCCCCCACCCTTCTGCGTTTTGGACCTTAGAGTCCAGGTGTGCCGAAGATGATGCGCGGATCAGTCCAATCCGGAATGTAACGTTCCGTGGACTTGTAACGCATAGAGTCGGTTTCGAAGTCGCCTTCCATTGACTTCTCCAACCCACGTCGCATCATCATCTGCAGACCACGTGGAGCATCCGTCAGGATCCACCATGCAGTCGTTGAAGTGATACGCGACAAGTTAGCCTGACCCTGAGACAGAAGCCCCATGGACAGGATCGGGTTGATGTCATTGTTAGCCGTTCCTGCACGCAGGACAGACTTCAAGAGGACTTCCGACTGGAACACCTGACTCGGACCCGTGACGATCTTGAGAGGCTGCAAACGAATCCGCTTACCGTTGTTGTCCACGGCATTGCGAATCTGAATGAGCAGCTGCTCAAGTGACGTTTGCGACAGAGCCGCAGCAGTCGTCAGTAGGTTCGAGAACACCCCACCCGCTGAGCCTCCTGGCGCAATCGGATGGTTTGTCACGGTGAGTGCTACCCCATCACCACCGACGAAGGCACCGTTGAACGCGCGATTTAGAATATTCGCGCATAACGTTTCCTTCGTTTCGATCATGCTCTGAGCGAGATGCTCGGAGTAGATTCGACCGATGCGGATGTGATCGCCATCTTCGACCAAGACCTTGGTCAGCGCGAACGCCAAACCGAAGACCTTGTAGACGTAGCGCTGAATAAACAGCACTCCGCCTGCGTCGAACGTGACCGGAGTGCCGTCAGGCATCTCAGGTGCAGCGTTGAAACCGAACAGGACCGGCTCTTCGTGGTACGAACGGGGGGTACCCGTGCGTTCTTTGAAGACGCCTTTCCATTCGTCGGCGCGTTGCGTGTAGATCCCGTCAAATGTCTCGTTCAGGATCGGTTCCACTATTGACCTAAAGTCAGTGGATCTCATTGGAACTGCCATGAGCTAAACCTCCTTTAGGTTGCTAGGTCTTAATGACCACGTTGGATTGGAATGCATGCTCAGCAATCTGCACCTGCGCGATGGTGAACGCATCACCAATCACGTTATCGGGTGCAGGATTGATGCCAACTACGCGGAGCGTAGCGGCAGCAGCACTGAGATCTGCGGTTTCCAACGACACGCTCGAAAGACCAGTCGTTGTATTCCCCGCAAGTGCGTTGTAGTCCGCCATGTCCCCGATGTTGGCCTGAAGAATCGGACCATCACCTTGGATTTCATAGACCATTAATGGGTCACCAACGTAGTAGGCAACGATTTCCGTTGCCACTTGGTTGGCTTCCCAGTTATTGCCAACGCGACGTCTGCCGTCGGTACCCGTGAACTCGACGCCCGCAAAGACACCGAGAACATTGGCTGCACCAGCGACAGCAGGCACAAGTGCGCCTGTTGCGTCGTCAATACGCACAGGGGAGAACTGAAAGATGTTCGTAGCGAAGCCGCTAATTATCGTCGATTGCTGCTGGCGAATGATGCCTGACGGATGAAAAGCTGGCTTTAGCCCGAACGGAGATGCTACAGAACTCATAATGAGAGCCTCCGAATGCTAGGTTAAATGTCATCCGGTGCCTCTCCAGTCGCAAGTGCGAAAGGAGGTGGCTCCGGTGCCACTCCCAACGCTGCTGTGCCATCCTCAAGTTCTAGACTTACTTTGCCGCGCTTCGTTGCGGCGTTCATCTCAGCTTCCATCGCACGGAGTTGACTGCTGAGTTTTTCCTCTTCGTTGAGAGGTGCCTCATGATGATTGATGCGCATGTACTGTTCGTACAATTCGAGAGGAAGCTTGAAAGCGATCATCTCGTTTACACCAATGCAGCCTGCCCACTCGCCCGTTTTAAGCTCTGAATGGTTCCACCCAGGAATGTCCGATGCCTTAATCGGCTCATAACCCAGGCGAACCCGCGCATGAATCGGGTCTCGGGGATTTTCCGTGGTCAGCCAACAAACGTGGTAACCCTTGATCTTCGGAATGTCTGGCAATGCAGATTGAAAGTACTGCTGGCGAAACTCAGCCACCCGTTCATCGTCTGACAGCTCGCGGTTTTGCGTCACATTCCTATCTGTCATGTGACGATCAACGCGTACTCCCGATTGATCGGAATTCAGTCTCGTGTCGGTTCTACGTTTTGCTACCATGATTATGCTCCCTCCGCCGTTGCCTCTTGATCGTACGTCGCGTACGACTTCAGGTATTTGTTACGGAGCACTGGATCGTCCCATACACCAGCCTCGATCATAGCTTCTTTTCTTTCGGGGCTGATATAAACCTCATTCTTCTTCAACGGACGTTCCCGCCCACCAGTTCGGAACTGAGGCCCACGAGCACCGGTTGGCTTCTGTTGTCCGTTACCGGACCCCTCTCCACCATCCCCATCCTCGCGTGAACCGGTTCGGGACTCGAACCGCTTCGGTAATGCTTTTGCGGAACGAGCCCGTAGCTCGTCCCAGTAATCTTTGGTTGCAGGCTGATAGCCTTCTTGAACCAATGAGCGGTCGATATCTAGCACAATCTTCGAATCCGGGTCGCGCCCACTTGGATCCCACCACTCATTGTCGATCATGAACTTCTGTGCGTGAGCAACGTGACGCGGATCGAGCTGTTGCTGAACAGGTGACTCACCTCTACGCGAGTTATTAGCGAGGTAACCTTTAGCCTGCTCAAGATCGCGGAGGTCATCACGAATGGTGTCTCTATGAGTGAGAGCCTCAGCAAGGTTCTTACCGTCCTGTGCTGTTACAGCCTGCTCAATGACCTGATTAGCAAGTTGCATATCAGATCGAGCTTTGTTAATGGATACATCGATACTGGCAATTTCGCTGCCAGTGACACGTGCGTCTGTCTCCTGCTCGAAGTGACTGAAGCGTCGCTCCAGTTCCTCGTTGCGATTCTGCAGGAACTTTAGTTCACGCTCAGTACGGTCGCGTGCTTCTTTCTGACGCTGACGACGGGATTTATTCTCAGAGCGGCGTCGCTCCTTTTTATCGTCCTCATCTTCTTGGTCAGCGGCGAGACGCTCGTCCTGCTCTTCCTCTTCCCCTTCGCCCTCCTCGTGCTCATCGTCGCCAGCAGCCTGCTGAGTCTCTTTCCCAGGCTCTTGCTCGACGGCAACGAACTCTTCTTCTTGTTCTTCGTCTGTTGTGACGGCTTCGTTTTCGGGGGCCATGCTCTATCTCCTACAGATAAGCGATAACATCCATGGGGTCACACGTAATTTCACCGATCAAGTCTAGATCGTTGAATAAGACGAAGCACACTTTCTCAATACCCGTCTCTTTAGCTTCACCCTCAGGTACCTCTACGAACCATCTGTCCCCAGAATACTTGGGAACGCGAACGAAGGTACCCGGTTGACACCACTCTCCTTCAGGCCAGACCTCCAGAGTGTCGCGATTCTTAAAAGCACCCGGTCCAAGTGCGATGACTTTAGCTACCTGAGTGTTCCAAAACTCGGTATCCTGGGTCTCCTGTGGAACGTAGAGCCCACTCTTCAGACGCGCTTTCACTCCACGCTTCTGAATCAAAATCCTGCTGCCAAAAGGCCTCAAGCCCGGATCCACTTCCGGAAAGGCTTGATCTACAGAATCGTAATCCAGCTGCAAACTTTGAGCATTCGCTACCATCGTTAGATCTTGTCTTCGTCTTCCCCGATTACTTCCTCGAACAACTGCTCGGCGCGACGCAGACCTTGATAGATGCCGCATGCTTCACCGTAGCCGAACTCTGTTTTGCTCTTCGGCGTCGCGAGCAACGCGATGCATCCGGCCTGTTCCTCCTTCAGCCGTTGAAGGTACTTCTTTAACAGTACATCTTCGGCGGACATACTAGCCCCGAATTACGCGGGTGTCGAACGTGTGTTCTTCAGAGGTCGCCCGCCTTTCGGGCCTCCGGTGTCTCCGCTGGATGAAATTGTGCCACCTTTGCCCATTCCGCCCTTCAGATTCATGTCGCCGCCTTTGTCTGCTGTCTTAGCAGTTTGAAGTGCAGCCCCCGTCGCCAGTGCCTTGTGCTGGCTGATCGCACCTGCCGGGTACTTGCCCATGCCTTTGCTGTGTGTGCCGTCTTTCATCGTCTACTCTCCTGTTGAATATGGAGCCCTTGCGGGACACGCTACCGGTCTATCATCTGCTTCTCGAGCCCACTTTATCAAGTGCTCGTGCGTGGTCGGGGGTTTGTTACACCCTCTCCCGACTTGATCTTCGACCGATCAGTCACTGCCTTGACGCCTGCGATTTCAAGTGCTGTGGCATTGTCCTCAGCATTCATGGCTTCGCGCGAAGTGGTCTCCATAACAGTACGCTCGTCCTCCGCCCGCTCGCGCTCTACCAGCTCCTTGAGTCGAGCAGCGTACTCTTTAGCTTTGAGAGCATCGTCCTGGGCAGCATCTAGAGCCTTCTGTTTCTCCTCGGCATCAAGCTCCATAAAGGTCAGATCTGTCTTGTGCTCACGCGCTTCGCGCTTATCCACAAGGGTCAACTGAGTTCGTTCTCGCTCACGTGAATCTCGGGCCTCGTCAGCCTCGCGCTCTTGCTCGATAGCAGCCATCGCATTCGGATCGACCGGAGGTGTTTCCGGCTCAGGCTCGAAGGACTGCATGACTTGCTGTAGCTGCTCAATCACGGGCATGACGCCTGACAAAACTTTTCCAATAGCAGGGATCACATCCGGAGATTGCATTGCAAGATTCTTGTCCATTTCCGCGCGTACGTCGGGATCGTGAAGTTGCAAGACCTGCCTCAGCTGCTCATCACTAAGGTTTGACGATGCTTGCAACAGATCAACGTTGTATTCAACGTAGTAAAACGCGATGTGTTCGATGATGTGCCCCATGAGCATCGGAATGAACCGTGGAGCAATCAGAGGATTCTGTCCTAACACGGGCGACATCGCGTAATCCAAATGGACCTGCAGATGTGCTAAATGATCCTGCACTGGGAATGCTGCCACAGGTCGGCCCAGGCTCATGGATGCATTCTCGTTAACTGCGTTTTGCTCCTGGGGCGTATCGTCAGGCAGAAGCAGTTCATCAGGGTTAGGAATCTTGGTTCGCTCGAGAATACGCTTCTCGACTTCCTTGACGTTGTAAACCTCGGGCATCGCAGCGGCACGATCTGCAACGACCTGCAATTGTGCCATGCGTTGAACGTCAGAGAAGATCTCCGGATCTGCCACCGGCATGATGTCATGCGGTGGATCGAAATCCTTTCGATAAGCAAGAACAGTTCCAACGTCGTCTTTGAGTTCGTCCTCATCCAGGTACATCCGGTTAATCCGGCACAGGATTTTTATAACCCTGTCCATGGCTGAGTACAGTCTCAGGTGGATAGCGCTGAAGACAGTCATGCCTTCCTCGATAAGCGCTAGCGTGGTGCCTACAGGCATTTGGGTGGATTGCTCTCCTAATTTTTCGAAGGTTGTCTGAACGACACCCCTACCCAACTTATCCACGACGCCCAACAGTTCAAGCAGAACTGGCGACGGTTGGTTAAACGGTACCGGCATGATGAGCTTGCGAATGTCATCACCGGCAATGCCGCCTTCGATCTCAGTCACTGCAGCGACACGTAGCTCTTTACTCTGTCCACTGAAGTTCGCCCCTTTGAGGCGAATCAAAGTAGGCAAGTTGTTCATGTGTGCCGAATCTAAAAGGGCGCGGAGCGCACCAGTCGCCGCCCCCGACAAGGAGCCAATCATTTGACCGAGACCAATGGAACCCGCTCCGCGCCAAGGTATGAATGGGAACTCTACTGCCCAGTACAGTGGCTGTTTGGTCTCGTCGTTCTCTTCCCAGTTGCGATTGACTGCAACAACTTTATGGTTTGCACCATCGATAGTGATGCGATAAGGGGCGTACTCGTACTTATCTTCTAAGTCATCGCACCAACAGTTGACCTCGTACTCGTTTCGCAGTCCGTCTTCGTTATAAGGTGCAACCGGATCCTTACCTTCAACAGCAGCCGTTGCTTTCGCCGGTCGAGTCAGCTCTTCAGTAGCACCGGACACCGTTGCGATATCAGGACCATAGTCCTTGTACATCTTGCTCTTGACACGCTGCTTGAACTCGAACTCCGTGATGTGTTCGACGAAGGTAAGACGTTCTGCGGTGTAAAAGTTGGAAGCTGCGTAGGGAATGTAGACATCGTCGCTGGGCCAATAAGTCGGAACAGGACGTTTCTTCTTATCGTCATAGACAAGTCGCATGTACTGCGATCCGCCTAATGGAGTCTGGGTCAAAAGTTGCTCTAGCTCAGTGCGGAAGTCTGGCATCTGAACCAGGAACTGCCAGTTCATGTAATTCTTGACACGGTCCCCTTTCTTAAAGCGGTCTGCATCAGGATGGTCACCGGGGACGTAGACTTTGACGGGACCATTAGGCGGCATAAGTTCTTTGATAGCGCGCGCAGCGAAGTCCACCGTAGCTTCTGTAAGCATTGGATGCACTGCTTTGGATGCGCCCTCGAAGTCTGCACCACCGGGGGTCTCCTTGCCTAAGCCGGTGCGCTTGATCGCTTCTTCGTAATCTTTTTCACGTTTCTCGCGAGCCTTCTTGTCGCGTTCAATATCCTCGAGCAGTCGAGTTGCGATTTTGTTTAGTACTTCATCGGTGAAGTCATCCGCGATGTTGTCGTACCACTCTCTGTTTATCTTGGTCGGGACATCGTCGGTGACTCTGACTATGGCACCTCCGTCGTCGGTATCAATTACCTCATCAGGTACATCGGTAAATGTTTCTACTCCACCTACGACTTCTTCGACCATTAGTGAGAACTCCCGTATTTTACGGTCATCAGATCACACACATACCCGGTAATATTCGCGAACGAACACACAGGACACCCAGCATTCTCATTGATGATCTTGTCAGGTCCGAAGCACTCCAGTGCTCCCATGTTGATCATGTTGCAAGCTTCCCAACACGGATCCAATTCTCCGGCGAGGAATTTCTTGTTCAGTGTTTCTGCGTCCGGAGAGATCTGATCCTCGAGGCCTCGATCTTTGAGGGCGAACATTAGCTCTGCCCAGTGCCCTTCACACCACTTAAGTGCACGGAGATGATCTACGGGATCATGTATGAAGTAAGGAACGTCTAATTTAATGGGAGGCTGCTCAGCCATATGGAGACTCTTTTTTGCTCAGTCGCCGTTCAGCAATCTCACGAGCACGGGCTCGTTCACGATCCTCGACAGAATCGACGATGGTGAAGGGTCCGAAGAATTTGTCCATGAGAAGACGTAACCCTTGGGTAGAAGTGTCTAACAAATCATCTCTCTCAGTAGACCCAGGACCTACGTAAGAACACACCTGCGATATCAGTGGGTCGGCCCAACTTTTGAAGTTTCCAGGATTTACTTCGGACTCAACTGCCCATACTCTTCCTGCTGCATACATGGGCGAGACGTAATGAAGTCTCGTTAGCTTGTCTTCATTACCCGGATTGTACCCGTGAGTCAAGATGTTCTCTTCCGCGAGCTGTTGACGGATAGAGATACCGGAGGCTTTTTCTTCAATCAGGATGATGTCAATCCTACGCCCCTGATGCTTGGCGCGCTTACGTTTCGCGATAACTACAGGCTTCAGATAAGGCTCGTCTGTGTCCCCATAGGTGTAGCTCCTCTCTTTCTTGATACGCCGCACCAAAGCCGGGAACCCCAGCCAGTCTTCCCAGGCGTCCAATAGCATGGCATTCGGGATCGGAGGTTTACCCAGGCGAGGCACCATGAACAAACCCCACACTGAGCAGGCTGTTGGGTCACTCACTTGCTTACGCTTGTCGTAGTTCCTTTCTTTGAATGCGGGGTCGATGGACATGACGATGTAGGTGAATTTCGGTAGCTTCTTGTCAGCAGGCCAAACGCGCCACTGACTGCGCTGAACGAATCCCTCCTCCTCCGGATCCAGCACCTCACCATGGATTTCCTGCCGACCAACGCGCGTGCCCTCGTACTTAGCGATGGACTCGAAGAAGTACTCGGTCAAGTTCTCGCGGTTTTCGTACGTCGAACCGACCACGTCCACGCAACGTTTATCTTTCAGCAGCCTGCGTATGAACGGTGTCGGTTTCGGCGTACCCGTCACGCAGAGGCGTGGAGTCTCACCCAGACGCAGACCGAACATGATGTTGTCCCACGCCTCTTGAGGGTACTTCCACGATGCAATCTCATCCGCCCAGATAGCTGCATGCTGCGGTCCACGTAATCGTTCGGGAGTGTCTCCTGCGAACCCGCGAATGATTGATCCATTCTTTAAGGTGATAGAGGGGAGAGCTTGGTTCCGGTCATGAATAAGCTGCGGAGGAATGACCGACAGGAGTCCGGTTGGACCCTCGAAGCAGGTGTAACGAACATCATCATGCGTCGGAGAGATAACTGCATAGAAACTCGCGACCAGCCACGCCTGTTCCCCCAGCCAGTTCGCGCCAGTAAGCGTCTTACCGAAGCCTCGACCTGACCGAATAAGCCAGATGAACTTCTCCATCGAGAGAAATTCTTCAGGCGGCAGTTGCTTCTTGCGCGCCATGCGCTGCCAGCAGATACGCCAGCGCAGGAAGTGCAGATCCTCCTCGGAGAACAACTGCAATACTTCAGCAGTGTCCTCGGGGAGTTGTTCTTTTATCTCATCGTCGAGATCGTCAAAGTCGAAATCGTAATCAAACTTTGGCGGCTGGTGTACCAGGCCAAAATTCAGGGAGATGACCTGACCCATTACACATCTTTAAGTCAAGCGGATGATGATCGGTATGTTCGGTCGTCCGCAAAGTAAATCCGTCATTGCCTCAGCAGCGAAGTTCGACCATTGCCCACCGGCTTGTATCCGCATCACGAAGAAGTAGGTCTTACCGCAAGCCAGATCGACAAGCAGTGTCGTGTCCGGTGTGGTCACCGTAGCTATGATGGCGCTGGGAGGTGGCACATCCACTCCCCCCGTACATGAGCCGGGGACTCTTGGAATAGTGACATCACTGATGTAGATCTCAGCAGCTGATATGTCAGTGATTGGCAAAGGCTCGCTGTTGCAATACTCCGTGGGCCACTCCCATTCGATAGTGACATCGGCAGCGGACGCAAAGAGAGGGATGAAACAGAGCAGGGCGAGTAGGTAGCGCATGGTGACGTCCTCTGCGGTTGACCATTGGGCTCCGCGAGGGTAGCGCAAAAAAGAAGGGCTCGCTAGGAGCCCTGTGCCTTTTCGTAGTAGCGCTGCTGTTTCTTGAGCTTCTTCAGCGCAGTGCTCGCCCGTCTCAGTTTCGCTTCCCAACGCCGGATACCTGCAGTAACTCGGGCAGCGCGGACGGTAACCATGTCGGACTTCTTTTTCTCCGGAGGTGGCTTCGTCTCCAGGAACTTCCGCACGATGAGGTGGGCTCCATTGCGCTCACGTCTCAATTGACTGTCCGTGTGCGCTCCACCTCCCATGCGGCGTTCGATGAAGTGTCCCATGTCGTGGTTGACGTTGTGCCACCCTTGATTCGGGTTGACAGTGAACACTCCACCACGGAGCCATGTACGTCGGTTGCCGGTACCGATGCGAATCTTCCACCGGAACTTTCTTCCGGTTTCCGCTTTCCACATCGCACGCACAAAACTCATTGCGTGGGTCGGCCAAACGTTGCGCATCTGCTCCGGTGGAATTTTCTTCCAGATCGCTTCCACAATGCGATCATACTCTGCGGCTGATGGCATCTTTGCATTCCTTGAATTACACAGGAACGCTATTATAGCACATCTAGATTTTTTTTGTTGGACTAGTTTTCCGACCAATCTTTAAAGTCGATGTGATCCCACTCAATTCCGACCGTAATCATGGTTAGAACGAAGCCAGTCCAAAATCCAGTTTCAGGGAATACAAAAAACCAAATGAGAATTAATTCCAAACCCCACCGGATGAAATGCGCAGAACGTTTTAATTGCTTGCTGATGTAGAAGAACCCTCCATTTTCCACTCCTCAATAGATTGTTTTAGTTGTCCGTACTTTTTGATCATACGCTCGACGCTGTCCCACGCTGGTTCGGTCCTTGGAGACCGCTCCATCTGCGCGTAACTTCGTGCACGTAGGTACCCGTATGCCAGTAACGTGTGCCGTGCTTCCCTTCGAACAGCCCCGACACGGTGCTCGTGTAAGGAGGATCGGATAGGTCCACGGGTCTTCCGCTCTTCGTGTCGGATGATGCGTGCTTCTGAGGCAAGGCTCTTCACTTTTACTTTTAAAAATCTGATGCTCATTTGTGTATCTCCAATGTTCCACTAAATAGTTTGTGTCGGCTGAAAAGCCGTTTGGTGATACACAACGGGGGGGTGCTCTAGCTTCAGTTCATCTCACTGCTCCTAATTGGGAAACATCATTCGCCACTTACCGTCTCGCAGCACGTGCGACCGATAGTGTCCATCCACCTGCAGCATGGCGCGATCTCCATCTTGTGTACCGTCACCATGCGTCAGAAAATGCTTGACCTTGACGAGTTCGTGCTCGTACGTCTGAACCTTGATCACTTCCTCTTCGATCTTGGGCACTGCTGACACGGCAGTTGCAGCTACAGCTCCTGCACTCGCACCGAGACCTGTTAGGAATCCTCTTCTTGTTTTATCCATCTCCGCTCCTGTGGACCCCCCGTCGGGAGTCGAACCCGATCCAGACGGGTTGAAAACCGTTTGCTCTCCCCAGAGCTACGAGGGGGGTGACTAACAAGCTTCATAATCTGCTCGTCTGAAAGACCGTGTTCAGTGTGACTTATGCAAGTCAGCGCAATGCCGTCATCGTCAGCCAACGATCATCTCCGCTTCGTGTTCGCCACCGCACTTCAATTCCGGATCCTTAGGATCGTGACGTGTGTAGATGCCCGCTTGAGTCGAGTTTCCACAGAAGCAGCAATTCTCAACGGGCGCATATTTAATCTTCACAGGCTCACGGTCGGGTTTCTGACGTCGCCAGCAACGCTCACATATATTGTGGGACCAGTCACTCATTTTTCAATGGGGATCTGAAGGTTGCCATCCGCTTCTTGGAGCTTGGGCTCTCCGGTCTCGTAAAACCCGGTAACAACAAAAAAATCTGTTCGCTTCATATCTTTAGCGGTGACTCTTCTATACCCCAGCTCGACACGGATCAAAGCGTCACCTTTGGCTAAGTGGAAGGGGTATCGGGTCTGCAATCTACTTAGCTACCCTGCAACACCTTGTCCAGCGCTAGGTTCCGACCCCACTTAGGTCGGGGAACCAAGACGCGAGCTTCATTGAAGATGAAGCCGCGCCACTCGTGCGATTGTCCGGGAATCTTAAGACGATTCAGCTCAGGCGAGTGACCATGCCTGGATGAGATCATCTGCAGCTCCTCGCGCATAAACTTGGCAATCGTCTGCCGGTTAACCCCCTCTGCTCGAGCCCACTCGATAGTGTCATCTGGGATTTCTACGACGAATTTCACAGACACGTCCTATGACCATGGTGCGCGCAGCTTATCATCATCCATCGGGGTAGGACAGAAATCCCTCCGTGACGCAACGCTGAGCAACGGCTCTGGGCTTATCGTTCTTCACCAGAACCTCCCGGAAATCTTTGACCGTAACGGTACCGATGCCCATGCGCTTTTCGAGCTTTTCAAACAGGGTGATACCCTCCGCGATGATCGTGCCCTCCTGCGCCGTCTTCCCAGTCATCGTCAGTCGAGATGCTGCGCGAGAATGCGTATTCTTATCTCCCTTTTTAGCACCGCTCTTATTTCGCGGATCAACCCAACCGGGTTTGTATTGTTCCGTTGACTCGACATACACCTTGTGACCGTTCAACGTCCTGAGAGTCGCCATTAATTTGCTATCGGGTACTTCTATCGTCAGTTTGAAGCTCATGTTTCATCCTCCGTGAAATATTCGTCGTACAGGTTATCGAATCCATCCATCACCAGACGAATCGTGCGTTGTGGCACCTTTGTGTAGTGGCTGAGCAGTAGGACCAGCGTCTTCTCCGGAATGCCCGTTGCCTTCCAGCTTGCGAGCGTCTTCTGTAATGTTTTAACTTGCTCTTCGAGCTTCACGAGCTTCAATTCCAGCGTGTTCTTTTTCTTTTCGAGTTTAGCCATCAGCGAAGCTCCCTATAAATTGACCGATGCAGAAACCAAGGAGGAGGTACACGAACGTGCGCACCAAGATGTGTTGTCGCAGCCACCAGCTCTTTTCGAACGCGCTAGTTTTGGACGCATTGGGTAAACGTTCGAGGCAAAGAGAACAGTAGGTCTCATTGACACTGGAATCGTATTCAGGTTTGTGCACGCAGCTCATTCTTTGGGCATCGGCACAGAGAGAAGTCGGCTGATGCTAGAAAGCCGTCTCTGCATATCAAGTACGCTATGCGCGTTGTTGGTACCCAGATCGCACATCTGAAGCAGCAGCCCTTTGTGTGTCGGCGCATCCAATGTCGGTGCTGGCATTACTGCTTGCCCTGGCATCAACCCCTCCTCGCCAAGAGTAGCTTTGGACTGAGCCGCTGCTACCGACAACATCTTCATGTGCTCACCACCTAACAAATGTTCCTCGATCTTGGTAAGCATCTCACTGAGAGTACGCAGCTGCTCTGACAGTCCTAACTGGTCAGAGTGAACTGCGTCCAATGTCGCTTCCCGTGATGATGCTTTCTCTTGTCCCTCACCGTTCATTCGTTACTCCAATTTCTCAATGAAATTCAGCAGCTTTTCTTTCCCGTAGAATTCGATCCAGGCGCTATCCTTAAATACATGAAGCGCAAACATTGCCTTCGCAATTTCGATATCCGGAGTCTGCTCCTTGCATGCAGGCCAGAGAATGTTGAGATCGGTGTCACGCTGTCGCTGCCACCATATGTCACGAACTTTGACCCAAAAACCCATTACAGTACGGTGTCCCCTTCGCGCAGCGGTTGAGTCCAAGCCCAGCCCTCTCTCGGAGATACAACTTTGTCCCAACCGTTGCATTTCATATTTGACAACAGTGTCGATTCCTTCGGGTCGGCTCTACCTTCGATCTCGGCCAGCGTCTCCACTTTGCAATTAACGTAGTACATGCCACTGCGCTTAATCTCTTTCGGTTCGAGATCGCGCCAACCGCGCTTCTTGGTATGAAACTGGAATCCGTACGGTCGAGCACCATAACGTTCCTCAATGTCGGGCATCATCTCCACTGCCTTGGTCACATTCCAGTTCGCTACCTCCCTAGTCGTTTGCTCCGCGACGAAAGTACCGGGACTGTAGAACGTCACGAAGTCTTGTTTCATTTTATGGCGCAGGCTTATCCAAGTTTCTCTGCGTGTACTTTATGAACGCGCCCTTAAGATCGCAAAGCGAGTTGCACGGTACACAGACCCATCCATGCATGGTGACACCACGCCAGTGGTAACACGCATCACGACGAACGAGAGGACCACTGCAAGTCGGACACAGTTTCACTTCTCCTCTTCTTCGACCGTATCCTTCGACGCGTAGCCTCCCTGACCCTGCATGCCTTGATCCATGCGAGTAGCCTCAAGGGGCGTCATCACTTCTTTCCTGAGCACCGAATTACGGAACACGGTCGTGAACATGTTGATGTGATCCTGCACGCGCTGCTTCTCGTGAGTAGCAGTCAGTTCCAGCGTGGTCATCTTCAGCTCGCGCTCGATCATCTCGAGTTCAGCCTTCACTGCTATCTCGTTCAGCGTCTTCGACTGCGTCAGTTCGATAGTCAGCTTGTCCCGCTTGTCGATCAGCTCGTTATTCAGCTTGTTCAGCGATCTCAGCTCCTCGGCTTGCGATTCGCACTGTGTCACCAGTGAATGAAATTGAGCGACGGCATCTTCCGTCAATGCACCGTCGAGTGCAGCCTTCCGAATAATTTTGTCTAGTTGGTCAGTAAGGTCAGTCATTTTTCGACTCCGGGTGAGTAAGCAATGTGTTCCATTCTTCGCGTGGCTCTGCAAGTTGATTGATTATGCAGAATTGGTTAACCAACTCCGCCCATGGAGCTGCATCTTGAGTGGGACCGAAGGGAGGATTCTTCAGTACGTCTTCGAAGTCATCCGATGTGGTCAACCAAGCCACGAATCCGTAGACAGCTTCCGATCCGGACAGCTGCATGACTTCTGGTGCTCCCATCATTGAATGCAACAGAGCCTCGATGCGATCCATGAATCGACCAGTCGGATAGATGCCGTGCTCATCGGGATCGTCCAGCATCTCTGACATGATGCGCATTACTGCTGTACGTAGTGGAGTGCTCATTGGACGAATCTCCAATACATAGTTGAGCCAGCTGAAGTGATCACCTTCTCGCAGTTGCCGCAGAGGTGGAGCTTGCGGTCATTGGAGTAGTCAGCAGCCTGAGGTTCACGGATCTCCAGCTCGCCATTAGGACCGGGCCACTTCTTCCCGCAGGCAGTCATGCCCTTTTTCTCGTTGAACAGATGACCACTGCCTTTGTTGTTGAATGTAACGATTCTCATCTCTTTCCATACCCTCGGTCGGTTATACCAATCTGTCGTTCGCTCTCTTCGAAAATAACGGGTCACTCACCAATTTCCACCTGCGGTATCAGCTTCTCCCCACGTACAGGGTCCGCACAGACCGGTCACTGGAACAATCGGACTCGCGCCACATGATTCGCAACTACCGGTCCAATCGGGCTCAGTGTCAGGATCAGGTTTCTTATTGATGTCTGGTTTCTTATCGATCATTGCGTCAAGCCGCCGCCAGCGTACAGCCACCAGAGTATCCAGAATTTCCCCAATACCTGGGGGCGGAAGACCGAACATAGTCTTTCCTCGTATCAGCGCTTGATTTTATGCTCTCGCCCAAGATGATCTCGACGAGCCGCTGGAGCCGCAGCCTTGCGTCCTCCCATTGTTTTTCGCCTATTGCGTCTCCGAGTTCGACGCATTGCTTCAGCATCAACTCTTTCCTGGTGGTCACGGTGTCTCTCCTCCTCTAGTGCTTTGAACCGTTTTCGTCCAGTGTGGTAGCTCCGCTTGCGCATTCATTTTTTCGTGATGTAACCTATGGGCTCGTCGTCATCGGAGCCAATCCACGCCAGGAAAGCGATCATGGCTTCGTTCTCATTGTGGTAACAGAAGCGATGTTTATAACCGCTCTCATCCATGCCGACGATAATGCCAACGGTGAAAAGGAACGGACCCAATGCGACGAGTTCGCCATCCAAGCGAATCGGCATGCCGTAGCCCATGTCGGTGTAGACTTTGGCGTGCTCTTCATCCAGTTTTTCTATTTTCTTCATCGCGCAGTTTTTCTATTTTCTTCATCGAGCGCTTTTTCGAACTCAGGAACGCTTTTTCGAAATCACGAATCCCGCACCAACGTCCTATCAGGAAGCTAGTTCCGACGGCTGCGAATACAAGGACCCAGTACCATGGTTCGCTCATATTGGCTCGTGCCCTTTCGATTCTTTATGATCATCCCACCAATCGGCGAGGTGACGACAGTCTCGATCTCTGCCGTTATAAATGAAGTCGTCACCCATCTCCTTGCAAAAATCACAGAGAACCTGGACTGCCTCGTCCAGCTGGTGCCCCATCGGATAGATGTACCTCCTCTCCGCTACCCACGCCGGAACCTTACCGAATAGAGCGTCGCACTTACGCGCAGAAAAAGTGTTGATCAGCTCGCCCGTCACATAGGCAAGGTCGTCACGTTTCGTCATTGTCGGTTCGCTACAGGGCATCGCTATCTATACCTCACCTTCGCGTCCCAGTGTTCACTGCCGCAGAGATATATGCTTGGCTTCTGGTAGCGGCGACATCGCTTGCACCAGCCTCTGTTGTAACGGAAGGCATCAGCCTGCGAGCACGTCTCCAGGTTGACGAGAGGAGAAATACCTTCCTCAGCATCGTTAGTCCACTGGTGCCTGCAAAACAGTTGTTTCAGCCACTTCATTGGCACTTCCGATAAGAAATCCTGCCGCATTTTTTGCAGGTGCGCTTCTGGCTCATGTACCCTTCCGTGGAATGTTCCACAGGGTCCACCCACGTTCCTTGGAATCGATCCGACCACTTCCCCCATGCGTGAAAGCAGAAGGTACGGATGATGCGTTCGCTTACCATGCGGGCTCGTGCGGACCATTGTAAGCTTTGACTGCCGCGACCTGCTCGTTTAGAAACTGCTTGAGCTGCCACGCAGGAACACGGGCAGGCCCAACATGCTGATAGACCTGGAAGCAAAGAGGCTTACTCCAAAAGCTCATCCACTCACCTCTTTGTGCGGCGTGAAACGTCATGCATCCTTCGTGTCTTTCCCGTCGTACTTGGTGAGCGTACTGCCGTCCGAAGAGATTGATTTGATGTCTCGCCCGTCCCATAGGATCACGATGTGGCTAACGAAGTATGCACCCTCGTCGCGAACGTGCTCGACCCTTTTCTTCACGGTCTGGTGCAGTTTCTGCAGCGAGTTCATCGTTTTTTCTTGACCGTCCTCTTCTTCTTGGCTTTCTTGTTCTTTTCGACCTTGGTCTTCTTACTCTTCTTTGGGCTCGCCCGATATTCACTGATGGTGACTGCCATGTTAACGCGCTGAACCATCAGTTGCGCGTAACCGCTGCGTTCGTTCTTTCCGAGTCCTATGAGCCCGCTGTTACCGTTGAGTGTATAGAGGTGACCACCCTCCGTGACGATGATCAGTGAGCCTGCCGGGATAGCCTTCTTAGCGTTGTAATTATTAGAGGCCAGCGAACGTTCCGCGCGTTGTGCAGAGACCGTGAGGTACGCGCCATCCGGAGCCTCATACAAGAAGCGCACATTCTTCGGCAGGGATGTTATCTCGGCGGAAACAAAGCCGGGAGCCTTCGTCACTTTCGTCATTTTTTTCTCCTGTTATCGACGACGTTTAAGATCCTTCGCGTAGCGGGCGTGATGACGTGGGTGACCCATGATGA